CTAAAGCCTTAGCTACTTTATTTAGTTTTTTCATATTAACATTTCCATCTTCTTCTTGCCTGACGGATACGTGAGTTAGGATCGTTACGTGTTTTTGCTGAAGCTCTTTTGAGCTGACCTAGTGATCTTGCGCAGTATGATTTTCTACGTTTAGCAGCTTTTGATCCTGGCTTCACTTTACCAGTCACGGCTGTTTTTAGTTTTGAACCGGGATTTAATCTTCTATAGGCAGCAACACCGGCTCGTGTCATACCTGCTCCAGACTTTGTAGGTCTGAAATTTTTTTTATTTCTGGCTGGCATTTTACCTTTACTCACACCAAACCTCCCATACCCATTTTTTTTCTTTTAGCAAATGTTGGAACGTTAGTTGGTTTACCACCAACACCTTGAGCTTTACTTCTTTTCCTTGCAACGGCACTCCGCCTCTGAGAGTCTGTCATCCTTGCCGCTTTGGCAGCAGGGACGCACTTTGGATACTTCCTCTTGGCGTCTTTCTTTTGTTTTGAACGGCCACACTTTGCAAAGGAGCCATCTTTTCGTTTGCTCCCAATATCTACCCAATCTTGCTTGAACCATTCTTTTAAACCGGCCATGGTATTAATATACCTTAGTGATCTTTCTTCTATTCTTCATGACTTTACCACAACCCGTAGCTATACCACCACGTTTTAATCCCTGTCTTCTTAATCTAGCAGTAGCCTCTGTAAGTCCACCACCCATGTAACCAGGTCTCATCATGCCACCCATGGCAGCAGGTTTACGTCCTTTAAAATCTTTTCTTTTCAAACCGGAAGGATCTTTAATTTTACCTGCACAAATTTTACTAGCATATGCGTTCGCGTATGCTGACGGGTAAACTTTAAATTTTCTCTTCGCAGCCGATTTTCCTCTAGGACATAGTTTAGTCATTATTTTCTCGCTGTTTGTTTTGCTCTTTTGAAGTCAGATGCTTTTGGTGCACCCTTTGCACATTTCTTTCGCATCTTGCCCCCACGTTTTCTTTTAGCGTGAATGTTTGCGTACAAACCTTTTCCCGCCATTATTTTTTCCTTTTCATTTTTTTAACTCGGCCACCTTTTTTAGCAACCATTCTATCAGGATTAAAGCCCATTTTTTTTACAGCTTCTTTTCCTTTTGCAGTTTTAGCCATTTTAGCTAAACCTGGATTTTTACTTCTACTTATTGGATTACCCATTATTTCCTCGCTTTCCCAAATCCTTTGATTTGAATTTTGTTTTTCTTTTTAACTCTTACTGCTTTTCCACCAGTTTCAGTTTTTACAATTTTACCGCCATCTTTAGCCATGGCATCATCGAAAAAAGCATCGTTTATAACTGGTGTTCTAACTTTAGGGACTCTTAATTGAGGTGGCAACATTCCTCTTTTCATTTCTTGTGCAGCTCTAAATGTTCCAAATCTTCCAGGTGTCATTGGTGTTGCATCAACTCCTTGACGAATTAATCCATCCTCTCCTACAAAAGCACTTTTTACATTTCCTTCTTTTGGACCCACTCCTTTTTTTGCATCTTGAATGGTAAATACTTTATTTGTATTTGGAAGAACTCTAATAGATTTAGGATTTTTAGGTCTTATATCACCTTTTCTCATACCAACTCTTGGCATGCTATCTTGAATAGTTGTAGGTGTTGATACCGGTACATCTGATATTACTTTATCAATACCTGTCGGCATCATTCCTCTGTTTCTATCAGGAATATCCATGTTAGGTTTTCTTCCTCTACCAAGTAACATAGCACCACCTAACAAACCTGCTAGTGCTGCTAATCTTTTATTTCTTCTTCTAGATTTTTTGCTCATTATTTTTTACCATTTCTCCATATTTGTGTTCCCTTTATACCATATACGCTCGCAACTACAAGGATCCATAAATTTGTGAACCAGGTCGGCAGCTGTGAGAAGTATTCGAAGAACAATTTTACTTTGTCCATCGCAGCAGGATCCTCAGATACCACTGCCCAGGCCAAAACCACTACAGGCGCCGACAAAATTAAAAGTATGAATTCGTCTTTCCAGTCTGATTGCCTAGCTTCTAGCAATTTGCCTTGGTATTCAGCCTGTCCGTCGGCCATACGTTTTGCATGCATGTGTTGAGCGTCTGCCATAGCCATTTTCGTCTCTTGACGCTTCTTAAATATGTGCGTTCCAGCGTTAATTGCTACTTTTGCTAAACTAAACCATGCCATGTTATTTTTTCTCCTTAATTCCTGCTTTTGATAACGCTATCGCTATCGCTTGTTTACGTTTTTTTACTTTTTTCTTAGACGAACCTATATTTAATTTACCTTTTTTAAATTCTCTCATAACTTTTGCAACTTTTTTCTGTTTTTTATCCATAAAAACTAGTTTTTGTTCCTAATTATTGCAACATTACCAATTGGTTTGTCCATTCTTGGTGCTGAAGGTATTGTTTTACTTAAAATTGTCTTTTCAATAGAAGTATTTGCTCTTAATTTTGCTAATTCTTCGTTCTGATCAAGTTTTTCTTCTTGATTATCTTGATTCATCATAGCTTTCATCTTATCAAGGTTCAATCTCTCTTCACCTTCTTCTACTTTTCTTTGATTATCCATCGCTCTAAGATCTAATTCTCTAGCTTTTAGTTTTGCGATAGGGTCATTTCCAAAATCACCCATAATTTTATTTTCTTCTTCCTTAAATTCTTGTGTCATCTCTGCAATCAATTTAGATTTTCTTGCCTCAAGAGCTAAAGTTAAAGTTAAAAGTTGTTGTTGAGTGTTTGGATCTTGTTGTAACATTGGATTTTGTTGAACAGCCATTTGTAGTTGCTGTAGTTGCTGTAACTCTTCTATAAATTCTACTTCAATTTGCTCTTGTGCCATGAATGCAATGTGTTCAAAAATATTTTTTTCTAATGCACCAAGAACTGCCGGATTATTTTTAGCTAAATTAGTAGCCATAAAATTTAAGTGAGTTGTAATATGTGATCTATGATCTTGACCTTTGAATGCTTGAAAAGGTTTACCACTCATTGCTAAAATATTTTCAGTAGCGGGATCCATCGGCATAGGTTGTTGTGGTGGCGGAAGTATTTGGTCAATATTTTTTACACCAATAGCTTCGTACATATCTCTGTATGCTTCATAGATATTGTGTATTTGTGGGTTTGACATTGCAAGTTGTAATTCTGTTTGTGCTAAACTAATTCTTTGTGACTGTGAAAATATATTTGGATCAGCTACAGGTATAATATCTACTCTTTCATCAAAGTCAGTTTGCTTAATCATTCTTTGTGCACCAACAACATCGTATGGATATTCAGGTGGTAGATACTGTGCAAACACATCAGCTAATAATTTAAATTCTTGTTTCATAGCAGAATACATTCTTTTATGGATTGCTGACATTACTCTTGAGCCACGCTCTAATAGAGCAATAGTCGTTCCAACAGCTGCTTGTTGGTTGCCGTCACCGACCTGCATATCAGCAATCGCGGCAAATCTTTGACCAGCTTGAACAACAACACCCATCAATTGTAATAGTGTAGCCGATGGTTCTTTAAATGGTAAAGGCATAAACGCATCTCTAATATTACCACCAGGTGCATCTACATCTCTAAACTCTCCAGGTTTAATTGTTTCAGCTTCATCCCTGAGTCTAATACCTCTTTGTTTAAATCCTGCAGGCATATTTGAAAAACTTCCTGCATCTATCAAAGATCTTAATGTTGCTGTTGCAGTTTTAGATAAACCACCAATCATGTGTATTAAACCAAAGCCGTAGAAACCTAGACCGGGTAAAAATTTAAAATGTACAAAGTAATCTATTTTTTTTCTAAGGGGGTCGCCCATCTTATAGTTTCTTCTAATAGATAAAACTTCTTTGCTGCCTTGATCTAAAGTTACAATGTATGGTAATTTGATTCCTGTTTTTTCTCCAGTCTCTGGATTTAAATCTTCAAAACCCTCTAGATCTAAATCAACGTGATATTCTAAAATTGTAAAATCGCTTTCTTCTTTTGATTTTCTTATACCTTCTACTTCTAATTCTTTTTTCTCAACTTCTGTGTCTTGTGTATATCCAGGTTGTATTTCTATGTCTCTGTAAAAACCTGATACTTGTTTTTTTCTTAAATCGTTTTCTGACATTTTTAATCTATGTATAACAGCCTCTGCATCTTCTAGTGACGTTGCTGTATACGGAACTATCAAGTCGTCTGACGGCACGAATTTGGATACGGCTCTGTCAAGAAGTTCATCGTAATAAACTTTTTTGAAAGCAGAGCCGCTGAGAGGGAGATAAAAAAGCATCTGATCGAACTCGGGTTCATACTCTTTCATCTTGTTCATGAGCTGATAGTTCATGAAGTTTTTTACTCTAGCTGCTTGGTCTTCTTTTACTCTATCAATCACACCCATGATCTGAGTGTGCACTGGACCTTTTGCTGGTAGTAATTCTTTGTAAGCTTGTGCTTGAAACTGTGTGACTGCCTCTCCTAACACCGGGTGTGTTACACCTGATGCACCTTGGAACGGTTGTGTTCTATCTTCGTATTTAAATCCTAAAAGATCTAAACCTTTTATGTATCCGTCTTCCCACTCTTTACGAGAAGATTTGTAATTCATGTAATTGTTAAAAAGCTCTGAGCCTAATGTTCCTAAAACATCGTCAGGTAATAAATCTGCTAAATTATCAAAATGTGATTCTGTGTTTGGTTGATTAACTTTGTTTGGTTCAAAGTTAATATCTACGGATCCGTCTTCGTTTTCTTGTACGTCTACGCCCTCACCACCTTGTGATTCTGCTACTTGTTCTTCTGCTATTGCAACTTCTTCGTCGCTAGGCGTTTTTACTGTGTTCTCTACGACGTTTGGTAGAGCTTTGTCTATTGTTGACATTCTTTTTCTCCGAGTTCTTGACTAGTATAGTCTGTTTAAAAGGAACATTCAACCCTTGTGAGTTAGGTCCTTTCTTTGGTGGTGGGCCACCTCCTGGAATTAATTTAACCATTATAAATCACTCAATTTTTGTAAACCCATTATACCTAAAGATGCACCTAATCCAATACCTCCAGCTCTAGATAATAATCTCAATGCTGTAGGACTCATGCCTAATCTCATGGCTGTTGCTATTTTAGGATTAACGCCTCTAGATGCAATTTTAGTTGCTGGCTCTGCAAATGTAGCACCAAGATAATTTAATGGATCTGTTGCAATATCTAATGGTGAATCACCTTCTGCTATTTGTGAAGTTACATTCATAGCTTCCATAGGTAATAAAGCTAGAGGTGTTCCAAGTGAAGCTAAACCTCTACCTAAAACTCTTGCACCAGTTTTAATTGTACCAGGTGCAACTCTTTTCTTTTCAATACCAAGTGCTCTAGATTTACTAGC